GTAAAGGTGGCCCTGCAGGTCAAGGATCTCCAAAATATGGAACAGGTAGTGGTAATTTAGGTGATTATCAAATACAACCAACTAATAGTGGAAATGACAGCAGTAATGGCAGCAACTCTAAAATAGTATGTACCATGATGAATGAGTCTTATGGTTTTGGATCTTTTAGAAATAAAATTTGGTTAAAACATTCAAAAGGTTTAGCGCCTGAATATCAAAAAGGTTATCACAAATTATTTTTACCTTTAGTTAAAATTGCTAAAACAAATAAAGTAGTTAAAAAAATATTAGAACACATTGCAGTTCATAGAACTATAGACATACGTCAGGAATCAAGAGGCAAAGTACATTTACTAGGTAGAATATATAGAAAAATTCTTGAACCACTTTGTTATTGGGCTGGTAAATATGGCAAGTAAAAATATTGCACTAGAAAAAATAGAATCTCACGAAAAACTCTGCAGAATAATGCAAAAACAAACTCATCAAAAAATCTCAGGAATAGAGAACGATATTAAAGAAATTAAAAATCATATGCGTTATGCAATGACTGCTTTAGTAGCAGGTATGTTTACTATTATAGTAATACTATTCGAAAAACTGTAGTTATTTTGGGAGGTTGGGCACTCAGCTGCCGGGACTGATTATAGTGGGGACTATAATCGCTATATCCAATTTTTTATATCTTCATCCATAATTGCATTTGCAATATTAACTTTGCTACGTAAAGCTTTTACAATTCTTTCATCAATAGTATCTTGACTCATTATATCAATGTAAGTCATTTTTTTTGTTTGACCTATACGATCAATACGTGCTTCTGATTGTTGACGTTTCTCTAAATCATAACCATTTGAAAAATAAACCATGTTACTACCTGCAGTTAATGTAATACCATAACCACCTGTGTGAGTAGTTCCTACAAAAAATCTACATTTATCATCGTTTTGAAATTTCTTAATGTTAGCTGATCTAGCATCAGTATCTGTTGCACCATAATAATCTACAACAGAATCATCACCATATACTTTTTTAATTTCTTTTATAATTCTTTTTACATCATGAGTATAGTGGGACCATATAATAGTTTTACCTTCTATGTTTTCAAGTATGTTCATTAATTCACCTAGCCTACTACAAGGTAAATCTTTTATAGTACCATCATCTGCAGTAAAATGTCCACAAGTAATTTGATGTAATCTCATTAACTGAGTCATAACTGTAGCTGATGATTGCATCTTACCATCTAAAAAAGCTATTGCTTCTTTCTTCATTTGTTTATAAACTGATTTCTGTTTTTCTGTAAGCTCAACATAATGCTTGACAAAAGTTTTCTCAGGTAAATCTAAACAATCTTCTTTTAAAATTCTTTTAGAAAAGTTTTTTATTTTATCAGACAACTCACCCAAGTTTCTATAACCAACTATTATTTCTATTTGACGTCCATTAACTTGTATTTTTTTACACACAGAATATCTAGCTTTAAAAGTATAATAAGACTGATGATCTAATAACCAAGGATCTAAAAATTGACATTGACTATATAAATCTAAAGGTGATTTAGTTACAGGAGAACCTGTAAGTATTCTTCTATATTTGCAATGATCACTTAACTTTAATATGTTTTTAGTTCTATTAGATGTAGGTGTTTTAATTGTAGTAGATTCATCAATCGCAACCATTGATTTAGGATGTGCTGCTAAAAATTTATATGCAAATTCTGAACCATTACCTGATGAAAAAGATTCTACATTCATAATTAAAATACGTAAGTCAGCACCTGGTTCAAACAAAGTATTTAGTTTTTTAATTTGTTTTATAGACTTGTCTGATGTTTTCCAAAGTATCATTTTTTTACTAATATGATCTGGTAAGTGTGTAGGAATTTCAGAGTCAAACCAGTTTTTATATACACCTTTCGGTGCGATTAATAACAATGCATTTATCTCACCTTTGTCGTAAAGAACAGCTGCATTATCTAGTAATACTTTAGATTTACCAGTACCCATTTCCATAAAATAGGCGAATACTTCTTTATCCCAAGATGCTTCTAATGCATCTAATTGATGGCCATACGGCTTAGTTTTAAATTTATAGTTCATAGTTTGCTTTTTCTTTCTAAACATGTATATATAAGTTAAAAGTATAAAAGTCAATGAGTAAAGTATATTTAGTACAAGACATTCCTGTCGATAGAGAAACCGGTCAACCCAAATATAATGTTATGGGTGCACAAAAGTATGGCGATATTAAGGTTATGCTCCCTACAAAAGCTCAAATGATTTTTTCACCAGGTCCATTAATTTTTCAAATAAGAGATAAGTTAAAAGATTTTACAACTGATGATTACTTATTATTATCTGGCGACCCTGCAATTATTGGAGTGACATGTTCTATTGTTTCTGATATGACAAACGGGAAATATAAATTGTTAAAATGGGACAGACAAGAAAAAACTTATTATCCAATCGAGATAAATATTTTTCAAAACTAGTATTGACATTTGGATATAAAAATCCTATATACCTTTTACGAAAGGAAATATTATGGATATAAATTTAAGAAAAGATGCACCAGATCAAACTGATATAATTGATCCAACATTATTATCAGAAACGATTGAACAATTAAAAACTGTAGGTGCAGAGGTAATAGCTGCAGAAATAAAATTAAAAGAATTAAAATCACAGTACGATTACATTAGTGGATTTACTATTCCAGAACTGATGGATAAGATGAATTTAAAAACCTTAAAACTAAAAGATGGTTCTGAACTGTCAGTTAAGAATAGGTTTTTTGCTTCTATAAAAGCTGATAAAAAAGCTGAAGCAATTAAATGGCTTCGAGACAATGGCTTAGGTGATATTGTAAATAATAATATTACAGTATCATTTGGTCAAGGCGAAGATAACAAGGCTGTCGAATACGCTAGCCTTGCGAGGGAGCGTGGGTATGAACCAACTCAAGATGAGAAAGTTCACCACGCTCGACTCTCAGCAGTGATGTCGGATTTAAAAGATAAAAATCTTGAAATTCCTACAGATCTGTTTAGTTCGTATGAAAAAAATAGTACGAGCATAACTAATAAAAAATAAACTAATAAAATACTAAACTAATAAGGAGATATAGTATGGACAAACAAGTCGTAAAAAAAGATAGTGCAGGTGCACTAGCCTCTTTAAACCTTAGAGCCGATTCAGGTAAAGGTGCAGAAGAGATTAAATCAGATGACGTATCAACACCGATTCTAAAAATCTTACACCAACTATCACCAGAGTGTAACTCAAGAAATGCTAAGTATGTTGAAGGAGCACAACCTGGAATGATATATTCTAATAGTTTTGGAAAACCGATTGATGGTGCCAAAGGTATAGATGTAATTATAGCGCATACGCAGACTAGATATCCAGAGTGGCAAGAAATGGGAGATAGCCCGTCAGCACCTGTTGGAACACATCTAACACCACCTGCAGATGCTAAAGAAGAAATGCGTGGTATAAAATATAGATTATCAAATGGTAACTATATTGAAAAGACTATGTACTTTTTTGTAATTGCAATGGTAGATGGTGCACCAAGAAAAGCAGTGATCACAATGAGATCATCTAATCTTACACCTGCTAGAAAGTTGAACGATCTTATTTCTAATTTGTCAATGACAGATGAAAAAGGTTCTTTTCAACCGGCAGCCTATTCTGCAATGTTTAAATTACAGACTGCTGAAAAAAGTGCGGGTGATAAAACTTGGCATATATACAAACCATCGTTGGTTAGAATGTTAGATGTTTCTGATCAAAAAGATGCATCTTTGTATCAAATAGGTCAAGAGTTTCATCAGCAAGTATCATCAGGTTTAAACAAACCTAAGTATGAAAAATCTGAAGAAACAAAATCTAAAGATATTATATAATTCCCTAGAGGAATGTAGCTACAGAGGCGCTGAAGGGAGACTGGAGGCGCCTTTAGAAATTATTAAATGGATAGGAACATATGAAAGAATACATAGAATACTTTACAGGACTTCAAAGAAGTTATGGTGTCTGTAAAATAGATGACGGATACGTAGATCCGGAAACAGGTAAAAAGAAATGGAAACACGAGTGGGCTAAGATACCGGTCACTGACGAAGATTATCAAGATCATATTAAAGGAATAAAATCAATTGGAATACAACCATGCACTGATGATGGTATGGCAAGATTTGGTGCAATAGATGTAGATACATATCCAATAGATAGAAAATTTTACTTAGACATAATTCAACAAAAGGAATTGCCAATCATACCTATCCTATCCAAGAGTGGTGGACTACATTTATATGTGTTCACCACTCGATTGGTAAAAGCAAAACAAATCAGAGATTTTTTAGAAGAGTTATTATTTGTATTTAAATTAGCACAAGGTACAGAAATATTTCCTAAACAAACTCAGTTAAGATCTAGTGATGGTACACTATCAAACGGAAACTTTATTAATCTACCTTACAATGGTGATGATAGAAAAGCGTTAGACATAGATGGCACTACAATGTCTTTTGAAAAATTTGTAGAAACGGTAAAATTAAATTTAGTCGATCCTAAAAACTTTAAAAACATAAAAGAAGATTTAGTTTTAAGTGAACTAAAAGGTGGAGGAGAAGAGTTCAACGATGGTCCACCATGTCTACAGAAACTAACAAAAGAAAAAATGACATTTACTGATGGTAGAGATCGTTTTTTATATAACTATATGGTGTTTGCTAAGAAAAAATATACTGATAGTTGGCAGAAGATGGTACTACAAGCGGGTAGAAACTATTTTTCTTTTGATGAACATTGGACAGATGACCATATAAAATCAAAAATAAAAAATTGGGAAAAGCAGAACAAGGGTTTTACTTGTACAGATCCATTACTACAACCTAATTGTATGAAAGCTTTATGTACTAAAAGAAAGTATGGAGTAATGTCTGATGGTAAACCTAACTTTCCAGAACTAAGTAACTTACAAAAAATAAATTACAAACCTAATCCAGAATGGAGAGTCACAGTAAAAGATGAAGATGAAGAAAACGTTCAGCTTCATTTTAAAAATACTTACAAGCTAACTCAAATAAACGAATTTGTTACAGTATTATTTGAACAAGCTTTGGTAGTAGCACCTACTATTAAACAAGAACAATTTAAAACTATACTTAAATCATTAAGTAGTCCTAAAGATAAAATAGAAATTATAGAACCTGCAGAAGGTACAAGTCCAATAGAAGTCCTAAAAAAGCTTTTAGAGAAGCATATATACGGGCCTCAGGCAACAAGCTACATGTCTTTTGAAAGTGGTAGACCATTAGTAGAAACAGACTTTGCGTGGTTTGTATTTGATAAATTCTTTGACAAATTAAAAAACGAAGAGTGGAAGTATGATGCACAGAAAACATCTTACATGATATCGAATGAACTATTTGATAACAATTCAGAAACAAACGAAGATAAGAAAGCATTTTTTGGTAAACAGAAAAGATTTCCAGGACAAGATGATGATGGAAAATATTTTAAACCAATAAGAGTTGCAAAAATACCTTTGTTTATATTTGAGAAACCAGAAGAAATAAAAGAAACTATTAAAATAGAAAGAGAAGATCAGATAGTATGATTTATAAATACTATGGTCCTCCTGGTACAGGTAAGACGTATCGTTTAATATCTAGAGCTAAAGCATATATTAGAAGTGGTACACCTTTAGATAAAATAGGTTACTTTGCTTTTACAAAGAAAGCTGCAGGTGAAGCAAAAGAAAGAATGTTACCTATATCGCCTAGAAGACTAAGTTACTTTAGAACATTACACTCATTAGGTTTTGATTGTTTAGATAATATAAATCAAGATAATGTAATGCAGCCTTATCATTATGAAGAGTTTGGTAAGAAAGTTAATTTACAAATTAAATACTACGATAGATATAATAAAGATGAATCTTTCTATCTTGGTTTTGAAAATCCATACTTTCAAATTATACATAAAGCAGTTAACAGATGTGTAACTGTAAGAGAAGAGTTTGATTTAGAAGAGCATGATACAAAGAATGTCAATTGGATAACTTTAAAACATATACATGACAACTTAATTGAGTACAAATATAAGAAGAATCTATTTGATTTTAATGACATGATTAAAATGTTAGTGGATACATCAGATAAAATTCCAAGCTTTGATGTAGTATTTATAGATGAAGCTCAGGACTTATCACCTTTACAATGGAAGCTATATGATATTTTAAAAGCTAAAACTAAAGATATATACTTAGCTGGTGATGATGACCAAGCTATCTTTGAATGGGCAGGAGCAGATGTCAGAAGATTTATACAAGAACCAGCAAAGGAAAGAATTTTAAATAAATCAAAAAGAATATCAAAAGCAGTACAAGCACAATCAACCATACCTATAAGTAATATAATAGGTTTAAGAAAATTAAAAAAGTATTATCCAAGAGATGAAAAAGGTATATGTGAAGACATATATAATTTAGATGAGATAGATTTAACAAAAGATAAATGGTTTATATTAACTAGAACAGTATCAAAGCTTTTAACAATACAAGATATGCTTATTGCTAAAGGTTTATATTTTGAAAGCAATAGAGGTAAGAGTATAAAAACTAGAATGTATACTGCTATGAATAACTATACTGCGTGGTGTAAGGGTAAGGAGTTATCAGAAGAAGAGATAAAAGATATAAAAGATTTTACCGGTGAGTATAAATGGAAACCAGATCAAAATTGGTTTCAAGCTTTTAAAATAGCTGAAGATACTGACAAAGAATATTTATTACATTTATTAGAAAACAAAGAAAATTTAGAAAAACCTGCAAGAATATGGCTATCAACTATTCATGCTATCAAAGGTGGAGAACAAAATAATGTAATCCTATGTTTGGATATGGGAGATAAAATAATTAAATCTATCAATCAAAGTCAAAATAAAAAAGATGAAGAACATAGAGTTTGGTACGTGGGAACTACAAGAGCACGTAACAATTTATATAAACTAAAACTAAATAAAAATAGAAAGGGTTATCAGTTATGAGTAACAAAGATATGTTTGACAAAGCATTTCCACAGGATAAGCAAATAGGTGGAAGTCATTATAAAGACTTTTACATGCAGCCGTATGAATTTATTTCTAAGAACGACCTTTCCTTTTTCCAGGGAAACGTTATAAAGTATGTGTGTCGTTATAAAAATAAAAATGGTATACAAGATTTGGAAAAGATAATTCATTATTGTGAATTAGAAATAAAGAAAATGAAAGACATGGTTAAAAAAAAGTGAATTCATTTGCAGTACATGATTTATTTTTTTACACATTAATGACTATTTACTTTTGGAGTAGATTACTATGATAGTACCACAAACAGAATGGGTAATGCCTAATGAATACCCTGATCTTCGAGGAGCAGATGAGATTGCAATTGACTTAGAAACACGTGACCCTGATTTAAAATCAAAAGGTTCCGGTTCTATTATAGGTAATGGTGAAGTAGTTGGTATAGCTGTAGCTGTAGATGGTTACAAAGGATACTTTCCTATAGCACATGAGATTGGTCCTAACTTAGATCGTAAGAAAACTTTAGAATGGTTTAAAGATATTTGTGAATCACCTGCTACAAAAATATTTCATAATGCAATGTATGACGTATGTTGGATACGTAATTTAGGTATAAAAATCAATGGTTTAATCGTAGATACCATGATTGCATCATCACTAATTGATGAGAATAGATTTTCATTTACACTTAATACGTTGTCTTGGCATCATTTAAGCGAAGGTAAGAACGAAGCAAAATTAAATGAAGCAGCAAAAGAAAGAGGATTAGATCCTAAGGCTGAGATGTGGAGAATGCCTGCAATGGAAGTTGGAGCGTATGGTGAGAAAGATGCTGAACTAACTTTTAAACTTTG